GCAGGCTATACAAAATTTGGTGAAGCTAAACCTGCTAATTTAAGGCAATTAAAAGCAAGGCAAGCGAAGATAGAAAACTTTTTAAATGCACCTAGTTCTCAGGTATCAAAGATTAAAGAAATATACGAAAAAAGAGTGGAATCATTAAATGCATCTCAGGGCACTAATTTCACTTATGAGGATTATGCTAATTATTGGGAAAATGTCAACAGCGGCAAAATAGTATATAGTAGAGATTCATTGAGGGCTATGTCTGTTATTAATGATGAAAACAGGACACGTGATAAGCTAGTCGAAGAATTAACAAAAGCTAATGAAAATATTAAAAATGATGTTACTGATTCAGAAATTAATAAAAGAATGAAAGAACTAGGTTTAAAAGATAAAGCAGATTTAACGTCAATGGAAAAGATACAATATAAAAAGCTAAAGCAGAAGGGGTTCTAATGACACCTAAAGAACTAAGAGAAATAAGAACTAAATATGTATCTAAACTTTCTTACAAGTTCTGTTATTACACTGATTTTGATTATAGCGTGCTAGATAATGTTATGTTTAAGGTTAAAGTTGGTAGAGGCTCGCATGAAAGCTATAATGATGTTTTGATGATGGTTGACACAGAAACATCTAAAGAGTGTGAAAATGAGTACATCATTGAAAATCATAAAGGTATAGAGCGCAAAAAGTATATACCAGTTAGAAACTATATAGTAATTTGGACACTTTCAATTAGATTCTTTCATAAAAATATATGTACATTATATGGTAGGAACCCGTTTGAATTAATTGATTGTATAAAGAAGATTTTAGAGCGCTTAAAAGGCGATAAAACGCTTTTGTTTATTCATAATCTTTCATATGATAATACTTTTTTGGAAAAATTCTTTTTTAAAGAGTTTGGTTTTCCTGAGAAGCAATTGAACACTAAAAGTCATTATCCAATAAGTATAACATATAAGAACGGATTAATTTTAAGAGATAGCTTAATTCTAGGACAGCGCAAGTTGGATACATGGGGGAAGGATTTAGGTGCCGAACATTCTAAATTACTAGGTAAGTGGAATTATGATTTAATTAGACATCAAAATACAAAATTAAGTGCAGATGAATTAAATTACGCTGAGAATGACCCTTTAGTTGGTGTTGAGTGTCTTGATATATTAATGACACAGTTAAATAAGTCAATATATTCATTACCTATGACAGCGACAGGAATACCACGTAATGAGTTATATCTAAAAGCTAGAAAACAGCGTGCTAAAGACTGGTTTTTACAAAATGTTTTACCACTTAATTTATATTTATGGTTTGAACAGTGGATATATCACGGGGGTTATTCTCATGCAAATAGAAACATAATAGGTGAACTATTTGATTATGCTGAGTGTAGGGATTTTGCAAGTTCCTATCCTTATAGCTTGCTTGCTGAAAAATACCCGTCCAGTCAGTTTGAAAAAATAGATAATGAAGATATAGACATCAATTTAATTATTGAAAACATGGATGAATACGCATATGTATTTACATTAGTCCTATTAAATGTAGATTTGATTAATGATGATATATCAATGCCATTTATTCAGGTGTCCAAGTGTCAAAAATTATATAATCCTATTTGTGACAATGGGCGTGTATTGTCTGCGAAATACCTTGAAATAAGTTATACAGAACAGGATTTATACATTGTTCTGAAACAGTACAGATTTGATAGAGTCGCTGTAGTAAATTGCTATTATGCGCAAAAAGATTATTTACCAAACTGGTTCAGGCAATATGTTTTTGATTGTTATAAGGAGAAATGCGAATTGAAATTTAGTGAAAATCAAGCATTATATAATATAGCTAAGTCTAAGGTTAATAGTTTATATGGAATGACAGTACAAAAGCCATTAAAAGAGGATATAATAGAAGATTATGACACAGGAGAATATATTGAAACAGAAATGACAAAAGAGGAGCAAATTGAAAAATATCAAGAATATATCGATAATCCCAAAAAAATACTTCCATATCAAATAGGCGTGTACTGTACAGCTTTTGCGACAAGACACTTGTTTGATTTAGCTGAATGTATCGATTATGAAAACGGTGGGTTGTGGCTGTACAGTGATACAGACTCAATATATTCTAATAAGTGGAATGAAGAAAAGCTAAAAATATATAATGATAATGTGAAGCAAAAATTAATTGATTCGGGTTTTGATAAAATAGTAATTGATGAACATGTTTTTTGGTTAGGTGTAGCTGAAATAGATGGTGTGTATTCTGAATTCATCACAGTAGGTTCAAAAAGATACGCTTGCAGATATGCTGAACATGAAGCAAATAAAGAAAAAAATTGGAATAAGTTAAAAATAACTGTTGCAGGCGTGCCAAAAGAAAAAGGTGTTAAGGCACTAAATGATGATATTACTAATTTTAAAAAAGGGTTAATTTTTGATGGTGAATTAACAGGAAAGAAAACACACGCCTATGTGCAAGGCAGCATAACAACAAATATATACGGAGATATAGTTGCTGACAGTGTCGATTTAATGCCTTGCGATTACTTACTTGATAGCGTTGATGTTTTTGACTGGAGACAAATTTTTGATGATGAAGTAATAGGAGAGTATTTTGAATAATGTTTCACGTGAAACATGAGGAAGGTGCAGCATGAAGAAAAATAATAAACTATGGTACAACGTTGAAGATGATATTAAAAAATATCCTAAAGCCTGGGCATATTTAATAATAGGTGGTAGGCGCACAGGTAAGACATACAGTACATTAAAACTAGATTTAATTACAGAACCTAAAAAATTTGCATTTTGTAAACGAACCGCTGATGATGTAGACTTGCTATGTTCAGGTGACACGGATAATAAAATTGATGTGTCTCCATTTAAGAGCATTAATAAAGATTTTTTATGCGATTATAGACCTGAAAAAATCTATAATGGTTTAGCTGCACTCTATAGATATAATAATGATGAAAAATTAGATGCTGATACATATGCTTATATATTAGGTATGTCAGTCATATCTAAATATAAAGGTTCTGATTTTTCAGATGCAGAACATATGATATTTGATGAATTCATCCCAAATGTATATGACAGGGTGTCACGTAAAGAGGGTGAAATGATACTTGATACATATTACACAATAGACAATGCACGTGAATTGAGAGGTAGACCAGCATTAAAACTGATTGCTCTTGCCAATGCTACCATGATTTTTAATCCTTTGTTTAGTGTTCTTGAAATAGTAGACTTGGTAGCAAACATGCAGATAAAGGGTGTTGAATGTAATTATATTGAAGATAGAGGGATATTTATTAGAATCCTAAAAGATAGTGAAGAACATAAGCAAGCTGTTGAAGCTACAAGCCTATATCAAGCGACCAAAAATACAGCATGGGGACAGATGGCATATAGTAATACTTTCGCATATGATAACTTTGAATTAATAAAAACAAGAAGTCTAAAAGGATTCAGATGCTTAATAGGCTTTAAATATAAAAATCAATCATATTATGTGTATTACAGAAGCGAGTCAGGTGAATACTATTGCTGCAAGGTCAAGCAAAAATATGAAGATTTTTATAATTTAAATGCAGAACATGAACAAGCACGTTTTTGGAGCGACTGGCGATATATACTCTATGAAGCTACTATTAATAGTATGATGTCCTATGATTCATATGTGCCTTATGATATTATTTTTAGCTTTAAGTCAATCTTTAAAATTTAAAATTGTACTTATATAAATACAATAATATATGTCAGTGTTCACAATTTGGACACAATTATTTAGTAGAATTAAATCATCAAAAGGGAACCACAAAAGGAAGGTAGGTACAATATGAAAAATGAATATTACACACTATTAGATGCAAGGGATAGAACATTTAAAATGTATGACACAGTTAAGGAAATTGCGGACTATTTATTAATACCTGATGCCTTGGATATTTACGAAATTGATGAAACATTAAAGAGATATAATAACGGGCAGGCAGGTTACTATATTTATGAATTAAATAGATAGAGGTGATAACATGAATAAAATTAAATTTTATGTAGGTCTTAATATAGGTATTACAGAAGATGAAGTGAATAGATTAAACAGGGCGCACAGTCAAGCGGAAACAAAGTACATGAAAGTCCTTGATTATTTTACATTGAATGTGGGCGAGTGCACTTATATTAGAATTGATAATAATGACGGTACATTGACAGTTTATAAGATGGATAATCGCAATCGTAACAGTTGTTGGGCAATTATCGCAGAATAGGGGGGTGATTGAGTGTTTATCAGACCACCTTAAAATGTTTCACGTGAAACATATTAATATAATCAATTTAATAAGAAAGGAAAATTTAACATTATGGAGAAAACTATTTTTGCAAAGAAGCGTACTACACAAGAGGGAAAGACTTTTTATACTTATCTTACAAAGCTACACAAGAAGTCTACTGATGAAGATGTGACAGTTCAGGTAAAATTTAGAGAGGATTGCGGAGCGCCTAAAGGGGATGCATGCCCATGCAATATTATCTTTGAGCCTAAAGATGCAAATTACAATGAAGCACTTCAAACTATTGTTAATGAAGAAACAGGTGAAGCAGTAGATGTCGTTTCACGTGTGTTGTGGATATCTAATTGGTCAGAGGGCAGCCCATATGTAGATGATTCATTGAACGATTTTGAATAATATCATTAGCAGCAGGGTGTACATATTATGTACACCCAAATTTTAGAAAAGGGGATAAAATTTTATGAAATATATAAATATAATATCAGCACTTATTGGTGTATTTTTAGCAGCTGTAGTTGAAGCTCTAGGGGGATGGGATAAATCATTGGAACTGTTGATTGTGGTAATGGTAGCTGATTACTTAACAGGTATTATTTGTGCTATTTCAGGTAAATCAAAAAAGTGTGATGGTCTTAATTCTTATATAGGCTTTAAAGGTCTATGTAAAAAAGTTACTATGCTAATAGCTGTTTGGGTTGCATCAGAACTGTCAATAATGGCAAACTTTAGTGAAATAAGGGAAGTCTTTATTTTTGGTTTCGTTTCAAACGAATTAATATCCATAGTCGAAAATTGTGGATTGATGGGTGTTCCGCTACCACATAAAATCATGGATATTATTGAAGTGTTAAAAGAGAGGATTGAATAGATATGGGTAGGATTTTATCAAAAGCAGGATTAAATTTTATAATGCAGCATGAGGGGTGCAAGTTAGCAGCCTATAAAGATGTTGGTGGTGTGTACACCATCGGTTATGGTCACGCAAAAGGTGTTAAGGCTGGAATGGTAATTGATAAATTTACAGCTGAACAGTATCTAGTTAATGATATTGCAGAAGTCGAAAAGCAGGTAAACAAAGTTGATGCTCTAGGCGATTACAATTTTAATCAATCACAATTTGATGCTCTTTGCAGCTTCACATTCAATTTGGGCTATGATAACTTGCTAAATTTGACTAAAGTGAAGGGGGTGAAGCGTTCTATTCCTGAGATAGCAAGAGCTATCCCACTATATAATAAAGTTAAGGGAAAAGAGGTTGCAGGACTTGTCACTAGGCGTAGTAATGAGGTCACGCTTTTTACATCAGAGGATAAAGTGAACAAGCAGCCAATTATTAAAGATGTATCTTTAACAGTTCCATCATGTAGACCAAACATAAAAAAGGGGTGCAAAAACGCTGAGAGAGTAAAGCAGCTTCAACTTTGCTTAAACTCTTTGCTTCCTGATAGAACACTTCTTGAAATTGATGGCTCTTTTGGGATATTGACATATACAGCTTTAGAAGATTTTCAGCGCATTAATGGACTAAAAGTTGATGGGATTTATGGAAAGAAAACAATGTCCAAAATGTATGATTTAATAGGGGGTTAAGCATGGAAGTAACTTTATTCACTGGATTTAGTAAGAAATATAAATCAACTAAAATTCCTTTACCTACAGATGCAAGCGTAACCCTGCAAGTGGGTTTAAAAGATGAATGTTCTATCTTAAATCCACGTTTAATGATAAGCAGCGACCCGTCAATATATCACTATGTATATATTCATCAGTGGGGCAGATATTATCACATTAGAGATTCAGAGTACGATAATGGTAAATGGTACATTAATTGTGAAGTGGATAAATTAGGCAGCTTCAGGACACAGATAATAAATACCATTTGCAATATTCTTTATGCCACAGATTCAACAAAGAACATTATTGATTCAAGAATACCTTTGCTGAGTAATGTTGATATACGTGACTCAGCTCATGCGATTGATGGTTTAACAGTTCAGACTACTTCTCTAGGCGCTGTTATATTAAGCGTAACGGGGCGTGGCTCTTTTGGAACTTACTTAATGAAAGATAGCACGTTAATCAGTGAATTATTAGATGGTGTAGATGACTGGTGGACTACTTCAACCACTGATACAATCGAAGCAGCAAAACAACTATTTTATGGTGGCTCAGCAGGTGAGTGTCTAAAAAACGCAATAGGTATTCCTTTAGTGTTCGGGGGTGGTGATGTTGGTGCAGGTAATGAAGAGGACTTGTGGTTAGGTTCTTATCCTTGCAAAGATTCGGACAATAATCCTATTAAGGTATATAAGATTACTAGACCTTTAATTACTTCTGTAACAACATGTACTATCCCTTGGGTACACAGCGACTGGAGACAAAATTCACCTTACACAAATGTAGTTGTATATTTACCATTTATCGGCTTGGTAGAGCTACCAACTAATAAGCTACTGGGTCAAAGTTCAATAAAAGTTAGATATTCAATCAATGTAACAAGTGGTGATATATCAGTGTCTATCGATACAGCAAGCAACGTACATCTAACTACTTGTAACGGAAATATAGCTATGGCTGTTCCATTCGGTTCAGCAGGTGTTGACACTTCAAAATTGACACAGGGTGTTAGTCTAGGTATTGGCTCCGTTGTTGGTGCACTTGGTTCTGTAGCCATGACAGGTGGCTTGTCAATTCCTGCTGCGCTAGGTTTAGCAGGCGGACTATCAGCAAGCGCAGGCGTGACGTTAAGCGCTATGGGTGGAAGTGCCACAGGTAGCGGTGGTCTTGGTGGTGGTGCATCGCAAGGTATTGATAGTGTAATACATGTTTATACTATTAGCAGGTCATTAACTGACAGTCAAGAAAGTTTCAAAAATATCATGGGCAAGCCTTTTATGGGTGTTGACCTACTTTCTAATCATTCAGGATTCGTAATGACAGAGGGCTTTCAGATAGAGGGTAATATGACTCTTGAAGAAAAAGAAGATATAAATAGACTGCTTGACAGTGGCATATATTTAGAATAGGGGGTTTCATGGCTTGGTCATATGTGATAACGGATAGATATCAAGCACATTATTCTTATAGTAATAATGCAGAAGAAGTCTATAGTTTTCTTAGTGCTAGAGGTTATACACACGAAGCAATAATCGGTGTACTTGCTAATATGGAACATGAAAGCTGTTTAAACCCAGGGCAGCAAGAGCACGGATATAATGGGTCAGTAAATAGAGGCTATGGGCTTGTGCAGTGGACACCTGCAAGAACTAAGATATTAAAGTATGCAAGTGATTTAGGTTTAAATTGGTACGATGGCGCTGTTCAAATGGACTATTTTATGATTAATGTTCCAGCTAGTTGGATTAAATCAGGGCAGTTTCATTATAGTTACGATGAATTTAAGCAAATGAATGATATATATAAAGCTACTAGGACATTTTTCTATAATTTTGAACGTGGCACATGGCATAGTGATTTAGATAACTATGCTTATCACTGGGACAATTATTTTCAGGGAGTGACACCGCCAGCACCAACGCCACCATCACCGCCAAGACCACCTAGACCTGATTCACCATCAGGCGATGATTTAATGATGTTGTTGATTGAAAAATTATCAAAATGTTTCACGTGAAACATTGAAGAAACCATGAAAAAATGTTAGTATAATAATAGGTGTGCAGATAGCCTACCAACCGATACCCCCGTTAAAGGGTATAGTGTAGTATAGGGTGGTTCCCTACAATCATCTGCACACCTTTTATAGAGAGGATATAATATGAAAGCAAGTGAAAAAATCCAATTACTTTTAAAAGGTTATAAACCTGATTTTATAAAAGAGCTTGAAGAGCAAGAGCTTAAAGAAAAGGAACCTGAAAAGGAACCTGAAAAGGAACCTGAAAAGGAGCCTGAAAAGGAACCTGAAAAGGAACCTGAAAAGGAACCTGAAAAGGAACCTGAAAAAAAGAGCATCGAAGATTTAGAAAAAGAAATCGAGTCTTTGAAAAATCAGCTTGAAGCAGCTCAAAAAGATAACAGAAATAAAGATTTTGAGGATGATTCTACAGGCTCACAGGATGAGCTTTTAGAAGATATAATTAACAATCTATTTAATTAAAGAAAGGGGTTTTGTTATGGCAAGAACTTTAACGCCTAAAGATGGTCGTGCCTTAATGGTCGAACTTTACAAGTTAGCTATAGGTAAAGGAATTACAGTCTTAAACACTTCTGATTTTGTAAGTGCAGGAGAGACAGTTTTAAGAACTGGTATGGAAAATGTTTACAATTCATTAAATATGTTGTGCTGCAATATGATTATAGCAGGCCGTGCATATACGCAGCAGGTTAAGCTCATGCAAACGAGTGATGATTTGTATAACACACGTTTCAGAAAGATTTCCTACTACTCAAAATTACCTAAAAATGCAGGTAATTTCAACACCGATTTATTCACCAACTTTGCAAGTGGATTTACAGCAGGTCAGAACATTAATAATGGGAACCCTCAGTCTACAAAATCACAGTGGGAGCAGTCTTTAGCTATTCCGCTTGAAATGAATTTTGCAGGTTCCACAGTTTGGCAGGATTGCAGCACAGAAATTGAGGATGCTGTAAAGCTAGCTTTTAGAAATGAAGCTGAGTTGATTGCTTTTGTTCGTGGTTATTTGCAGGAACATCAAAACGACATTGTTCAGAATATCGAGAACTTTAATAGAATGGCTCGATTGAATAAAGTTGCGTCAGTTTATGACATGTCCAATAAAATGCCGAATAGTGTTATTAATTTAACAGCTGAGTTTAACGCTGAGTACGGTACTTCATACACCAGTGAGCAGCTCATGAGTCCTGCACATCTAAAAGAATTTTTACAGTTCTTTGTATCAGAGTTCAAATATCATTCAGATAGAATGAAAAATAGAGACCTCAACTATCATTGGAGTCCTGCAAAACAGGATGAAAACGGTGAGGATGTGTACATATTACGTCATACAAGTTATGATAATCAGCATGTGTATTTATATGGCAATTTGTTCCGTAAAGCTGAAAGTATGGTTTTACCTGAAATTTTCCATGACGATGCTTTAAAACTTGAAAACTATGAAAAAGTTGACTATTGGCAGTCAGAGAAAAAAGGTGAAGAAATGAAGATTGATGTTATTCCTGCTATTACTGATGAAGTAACAGGGCTGCAAGTGGCAGGCGATAGAGTCACACTTGATTATGTAGTGGGCATGATAACAGACAAAGAAGGTTTAATGACCAATGTTCAGCTTGAACGTTCTGATACCACAAGTCTTGAAGCTCGTAAACATTTTAGAAATACATGGAACTCATTCGCACGTAATGTTATTTCAGATAATACAGAAAAATGTGTTATTTTTATCATGAAGGATGAGGAAACAGAACAGGGTTAATATTATTGCTAGGGTGTACTATTTATCGTACACCCTAGTATTAGAAGGGAGCAGTATATGATAATACCAGCTCAATGGGAGACTATCAACTTACTAGAGGGTACAATAATACCGAATGATATAGTAGAAAATACCAATAATACTTTTTGGTATTGGGTTCACTCATTAACTCAACGTGCATGTTCACCCATTAAATTAAAAATTCCTAAATCATGGTACAAATCAAAAGGCTTATTATATGAGCTATTAATAATGCGCTCATATGCTATGGTGTTTAAAAGTCCTAAATATGGGTATGTTTTTGCACCTTGCACAATAGGCGGTAGAAATATAATATATGCACCTTTAAAGGCTTTTCCACAAATACCTACAGATAATGCAGATGAATCAAAAGAGATGCTTATCGGCAAAGAGTGCGAGCTAATAAGATTTTCGCCTGATTATAAAGGTTTTGGAGATGTAATTGTTAAGTATGCAATTCTTTTAAGTGCAATTGATTGTGGTATTGATATTTCAATTGATAATAGTAAACTTGCATGGATTATTGGTGTTACATCTGAAGCTATGGCTGAAACAGTTAAAAAGCTGTTTGATAAAGCTGTATCAGGTGCAAGAGTAGTTACTTTTGATAAAGAACTAGTAAAGAAGAATCCTAACTTTAAAAGTGAGGATAACTTTGACCAATTGAAATTATTTGATAGAAGCAATGTGAAAGATTGTTACTTAACACCTCAGATGTTGCAGGATGAACAGACTATTTTGAATATGTTCAATTGTGAAATTGGAATTCCATCACTACCATATCAGAAAAAAGAGCGAATGGTGAGCGATGAAGCAAATAGTAAAATAATAGATTCTCAGGCTCGATTTGAATTATGTTTTGATACACTCAAAGAAAGCATAGAAGAAATCACTTCTCTATATCCTGATATAGAACTAGCAGCTGAAAAGCGATGGGATAATTCAGAAAGTTTAAGTGATACCTCAATTGAAAAAGGGGGTGAAGATTAAATGTCATTAGCTCGTATAACATCAGTTGGCATGTACATGTATGATTCAACTCTATTTGATGAGATGGAAATACCAACTAAATTAAATCGTGATACACTGATTGCAAATATTTTGCAGCGTAGCGCACCCTTTGAGCTGTTACTGACTGATTTTAATTTTCTAAAAGTATCAATAAAATTATGGTCTGCAAAAAATATTGATAATTGGAATAAGGTTATTGATGCTTTAGATATGGACTACAATCCAATAGAAAACTACGATAGAATTGAAAACTGGTCAGACTCAGCAAGTGAAAGTGAAAGTGAAAGCACATCGGCAAGTGAATTGCTCAGCACTTCTGAAAGTGAGAATGTATCAGAATCCTCTAGTGATTCAATGTATAATTCCCTAACCTCTACTAATGATGTGAGCGCTTATGATACAGTTGACTATCGACCAAATGAACGAAACGTGAACGATACTAGAGGGAATAACAGCTCAGCATCTAATCAAAAGCGTGACAATTTAGGCAGGCATGACAGAAACTCCCTTGAAAATCACAATAGAGGACTTGATAGATTAGACACACATGGTGGTAGAATCCACGGTAACATTGGCGTAATGACCACACAAAATATGCTACTTCAGGAGTACGAATTACGCCAATTAAATATGTATGATGAAATTGCAAAGAGTTTCTGCAAAGAATTTTGCTTACTGATTTATTAATAAGGGGGTATAAAGATGAATGATTTCTTTGAGACAATTTATCCACGTGGAAATACACATGAGCTTACGCTTGACTGGATTTTAGAGCAGGTTCAAATATGTGTTGAGGGGTGGAAATCAACTGACACACGTTTTAAAACATTAGAGGAAGCTGTTAAGGCTTTAACGGAATATTTTTACGATTTTTCAAAATCAGATAAATTTATTGAAAAAATTAATGAAGCGCTGCAAAAAATGTATGATGATGGCTCCCTTGGTGAGCTGTTAAGAAGTGTGTGTGATTGCCAAGCATGGGAGACTAACATAGAGCGTTTTGGTCGTGTTCCATCACCCAACGCATTTTTTACTGGTGAAATCTATGACTGGATATCTGCTGCAATTCCGATTAATAGATTTAAAGATGCTATAAAAATTGGAGCAGGTGTATTTCAAAACTGCGAAGAGGGCGTGTCTGATTGTATTGCTATTGGCTCAGGCGTTATGAGTGAGCATCAAGTAGGAAATCACAATATTGGTATAGGTTCGTTCTGTATGGCACACTTAAATGGTCATGGTGACGGTTCAGGCACACGTAATATCGGTATTGGTTCGCTTGCTTGGGTGTTCGCCCGAAATCTGAATAAATCTATTGGCATTGGTCGTGATGTTGGACAAAATGTCGTTGAAGGACAAAACAATACTATAGTTGGCTATTGTGCTATGGGTGGGCGTGCACCAATTGGACTAAATGGAGCTATTGTTAATGGTGCAGAAATATCAGCAAATAAAACCACTATTTTTGGTGCCTATAACTTGCTTAATACAAACGATATATCTAATACTGTTTCTATAGGTGCGTTTTGTGCAAAAGAAGCTAAAAACTCATATGGTAATGTTTTAATCGGTTCAAATGCACTTCTTGATAATGGTTTAGACACTTCCATTAATGGAAAAACACTTGTTACAGTCAATGAAAATGCCACATATTGCGCACATGATAACTATATAAGAGTCACTAAAGCAGGAAATCAAGCGGTGGCAGGTAATTATATAAGAATTAAATTTACAAGTGGACCTTTATCGGTTGAAACTACAGAACAGCAAACATTGTATGTTTCACAAACTGGTGAACCTGAATTCATGCTAATAACTAACTATGAAGGTCTTGAAGGCGAAGGCGAATGTATTATCACGGAATATGAAACCAACACACCAACAGACTATGAATTTCAAGAAAATGTGGCAATTGGAAACAATGTCATGGAACACACTACAAGATTAGTGAAATCTATTGCTATTGGCTCATCTTGCGTAACAAACACACCTAAAGTTAAACTATCAACTATTATAGGTCGTAATGTTGGTTATGATAATTTAAAAGAAGTCGATAGTTCGACTATTATAGGGATGGGCGCTGTTTCAGGTAGTACAATATCTAGTAAATGGGAAGTCATTATCGGACAATCAGCTGGTGTAGGCATAAGAAATAGTGATAGAAATACAATTATTGGCTATAGAGCAGGCGAAACTATGGTTGACGGAACTACAGGCGTCGATGTGTCCGACACTGTAATACTAGGAACAAGTGCAAGCTGCTCAGGAAGCCACCAAGTACAATTAGGCGGCGTTAATACAACACCTTATGCTTACGCTGAATTGCAAGTACGTTCGGATGCACGTGATAAGACAGATATACGTGATACGATATTAGGTCTTGATTTTATTAATGCATTAAGACCCGTTGATTTTAGATGGAATGTAAGAGAGTGCTACAAAGACCGTGATAATTCAAGCAGGGAGCATATAGGTACACGATACCATCACGGATTGATAGCTCAAGACATTGAAAAGCTAATTAAAGAAACAGGTGTTGATTTTGGTGGTTATCAAGACCACACAATAAATGGTGGCTGTGATGTTAAATCACTTGGTTATGGTGAACTGATTGCTCCAATGATTAAAGCTATTCAGGAACTAACCGCACGTGTGCATGAACTAGAGGCACAGTTAAATAAGTAATTAATCAATAACGTATATGCGAATATCGTATATACGTTATTTTTATGCTCTCTCTAATTGTCTGACAATTCAAACTATTTATTAAATTGTCTAATATTTCAATCCGCATATACGATAAATGGGAATTTTTGTCTTTCAAATTTCGTTCATACTAGTTT